GGCACCATCGCCATCCATCAGGGCGGCTCGATGACCGGCGATCTCAATCACACCGGTGGCAGCATCAGCTCTAACGGCATTGTGGTGCATACCCACACCCACGGTGGAGTGCAAAACGGCGGAGGCCAAACGGACAAACCAGCATGAACAACGCGAAATTTCTTGGCATGAATCGCGGCAACGGCCGCGCAATCGCCGATCTCGAGCACATTCGCCAGTCGGTGAGCGACATCCTGATTACGCCTATCGGCTCACGCGTCATGCGCCGCAGCTACGGTTCGTTGCTGTCCGAGTTGCTGGATCAGCCGCAAAACGACGTACTGCGATTGCAAATGATGGCGGCCTGCTACAGCGCACTGCTGCAGTGGGAACCACGCATTCGGTTGACGGGCATCAGTTGCAACACCACCTTTGACGGAAAAATGGTGGTCGACATTACCGGCAACCGCACAGATACGCCGGATGCCTTTTCTCTTTCTATTTCAGTGAGCTGACACCATGGCAACCATTGACCTGAGTTTATTACCCGCCCCGACGGTGGTGGATCCTCTCGATTACGAATCGCTGCTGGCCGATCGCAAGGCCACGCTGATTTCCCTTTATCCGGAAGAGCAGCGCGAAGCCATCGCCCGCACATTGGCGCTGGAATCGGAGCCGATCGTCAAACTGTTGCAAGAAAATGCTTACCGCGAACTGCTGTTACGCCAGCGCGTGAATGAAGCCGCAAAGGCCGTGATGCTGGGTTATGCCAGCGGCAGCGACCTCGACCAACTGGGCGCAAACTTCCAGGTGCGACGCCTGGTGGTGCAACAGCCGGATGACAGCGTCATCCCGCCCTTGCCGGCGGTCATGGAATCGGATAGCGATTTCCGCGTGCGCATCCAGCAGGCATTCGAAGGCTTAAGCGTGGCTGGATCCAGTGGCTCTTACGAGTATCACGGTCGTTCCGCCGATGGCCGGGTCGCCGACGTTTCCGCAATAAGTCCGAGTCCGGCCAACGTGCTGATTTCCGTACTGTCACGCGAAGGAGACGGTACCGCCAGCGCCGAACTGGTGGCGATCGTCGATAAAGCGTTGAACGATGAAGATGTGCGCCCGGTGGCCGATCGCGTCACCGTCCGTTCTGCCAACATCATCAGCTACAACATCGATGCCGTACTGTACCTCTACCCTGGCCCTGAAGCAGAACCGGTACGTCGCGCTGCCGAAGCCAAACTGAAAAATTACATCAGCGCCCAGCACCGTTTAGGCCGTGACATTCGCTTGTCGGCAATCTACGCCGCACTGCATGCCGAAGGGGTGCAACGCGTTGAATTGAAGACCCCGCAGGCCGACATCGTATTGGACAAAACCCAGGCGTCACATTGCGCTTCTTATCGTCTGACGGTGGGAGGCTCCGATGAGTAACCGTCTGCTGCCGGTCGGCTCTTCCCCGCTGGAGGTCGCGGCTGCGGCCGCCTGTGCCGAACTGGCCGCCATGCCGGTGCCGCTGCGCGATCTGTGGGATCCAGCCACCTGTCCGGTCAATCTGCTGCCGTACCTGGCCTGGGCCTTCTCGGTCGATCATTGGGATGAAACCTGGACGGAAGATGCCAAACGCAGCGTCGTAGCCGCCGCTTTCTTCATCCACCGTCACAAGGGCACCATCGGCGCTATTCGCCGCGTGGTGGAACCGTTGGGTTACCTGATCAAACTGCGCGAGTGGTGGGAAACCAACGGTGAGCCCGGCACCTTTACGCTGGATATCGGCGTGTTGGAGAACGGTATCACCGAAGAGATGTATCTGGAAATGGAGCGGATGATCGCCGATGCCAAGCCGGTCAGCCGCCATCTGACAGGCCTGGCGCTGAACCTCGAAGCCGCTGGCGCAATCGACGTCGCCGGCGGTCAATATGATGGAGAGCTTACTACCGTGTACCCCGACTATGCCAGTCTCGCCCTGCAAATGCTGGAGGGACATTACCAATTCTTGCAACGCAATACCGGCACCACGCTGGACTCGACTCAGCAACACTTCGTGTTCAACGACGAACATGTTTTGGCCGATTCCCGTCATGAACGCGAGCTGTCGCGCATGGCGGGGCTGCCGAACGACGCCACCACCGAAGGACAGGCTCTGCAGATCCTTGGCTATGCCCATGCGTATCTGGCGACCGGAGAACAAAAATATTTGGATCAGGCCATCGCCTGTTTTGACGCCTATGTGACCTACTTTTACGACGGTGCGCCGATCCCTGACAGCCCTCAACGCTGGATCGCCAACTGGATCGTCAACGCCAAAGAGCCAGTGCCCGCCAATTGGCCGGTCGATACGAGGGATCCGACGCATAGCGGTTTCAAAGGTATTCCGCTAACGTTCAACAAGGGCCGTACGCAGATCCCTCACGGCGCGCCCTACTGGGGTGAATATCTCGATATCGCTACTTTCGCCTTCGACGGCGCGCTGGCCTGGGATGCCGTCAACGCCCAGGTGCGCGCGGTCAATGCCGCCGGTGAAATCGACTGGAATAACGCCGGTACACGCTATGACGTGGACTGGATCATCAATTGGCAGGGTTACCAGATCGGCGCCGACGGCGAGATCCTGGCCAAAGGGCTGCCCGCTGAACAAATCGGTACGGTGCAATTAAAAGACGCCACGCTCGGCGGCAATCACAAGCTGAATTTCGCCAATCGCCAACCGGTCGAACACGGCGGCGTGTTAATCGAACGCAATCAGGTACAGCATAACCGTCCGCTGCATGTGCCGGTCCCGCACAACGCCATGGGCAACGCGGCCGATGCCGAGCTGTGGTTTGCCGACGCCTGCTATCTGCTACACAGCATCACCGGCGAGCAGCGCTATTTCAACGCCTGGAAAAGCGTTGAATTCACCGCGATGGAATATACCGATATTGATGCGCAGGATAAGTTCTTTCGCCAGAGCCGCAGCGCCAATACGCCGTTTACCGACGGCATCTCCTACGATTGGTCATACCCTTCCGGTGCGCCGGTAAGCTACGGCCGCAGCGCCGAAGGCATGATCACCATTCGCAAAGAGATAGCATCGCAACAATCGCTGGAACAACAGGCAATCTGGTTCCGCATTAATCGCCAGTCAAAAATCCGCACCTGCTTTGGCGGCGTCGACGATCAGAATCAGCCGATCTCCTGCAAAATACAGCTATCTATAGCACCGGAAAAAAACGCGGCGAGCACCACGGAATGGGGCATCGGTCTGCCGCAGTCGCTCCAACCTCAGGTAAAAACTTACGACATCGCGCTCAGCAGCCTGGCGGCGCTGACGAAAGAAGACGGCAGCGACTATCTGCTGGCCGATCTGCGCGCAGTGACCGACTACGGCGGTTGCGCGATCGCCAGCCAATTTGAGGAACAGGTTTACGACAGCCGCAGCGCGACAGTGATCCAAGCCCGTTTCCCCAATGACGACGCCGGCATGGTGATTGGCGCCTGGTTGACCGCAGAGGAAAGTTTCCCCGTTACGCAGTTGGTCTATCGCGCGGACGCCGACTTCAACCTGCGGCTCGAAGATGATGACAAATGGCGCTGGTATTGGATGCTGCCCGCCACCGGCGGCAAATGGCAAATCGCAAATTTCGCCCCGCAAGCGGCTACGCTGAGCGGCTATCAGCCGGACCATCAGGATGTCGAGCCCAAACCGGCTGCACCTCGCTTCAGCCGCGTCAAGCAAGTAACCATTCTGCAAGACGGAAATGTACCGGACGCCACGTTCAGCTACTACGTACTGAACGACATTCCACCGACGCTCAACGCCGATGACGGCTACACGATCCGCTATCGCATCACGTTCCAGGCGGCACCCCCCTACACCGCGCTGTTGGGAGACTGCACCCTCCTGAATCACCGCCGCGACGGCCTGTTCTGTACGCCGGGCGTCATGCCGTTCTCCAACATTTATCAGGCGGACAGCCAACAGTTCGATGGTTGGCACGGCATGCCTTATCCGGGCTACCAGTACCCGTTCATTTTCGTGCACGCCGCCGCCGATCCCGACGGGGTGATGCTCAACAACATGGTCGAGTTTCTGTGGCAGTCGCAGCAGTGGTATCAGCAGCAATTCGGCGTGCTGGGCCCCAGCGCATCGGCCTATATCTGGAACCGTTGGGACAATCTGAGTTACGGTCCGGCGGATACCTGGACCATGTATCACTGGGGTGACGGCACGGCCTGGTCCGGCTATCAGCCACGCGCCTTCTTCGGTGCCGCGCGCGCCTGGCTCGAGTTACAGCAGGCGAGCAAAACGCCACCGCTCAAGCTGGTGGAATATGTCGAAAACTGGCTGCGCTGGCTGATTGATTTTACCAATGACGCCGGCGGTGTCACGCCGACCGATTTCCCGATGGCCGGCCTGCCGCAGCCCGATGCACAGGATTTTACCGGCCACATGTGCGGCCTGTGGCTGGCTGGCGCGGTGCTGGCAAGAATGGCCGGAAGTGAAATTGAGGGCCTCGAACACTTTATCGAACAATGCGTTACGGAATTACAAAGACATTACCTCTCCACCGGTGACGTGATGGACGGCGGCTGGTCGCCCGCGCCGCGTCTCGGCACCGATAACGGCATGTTCTTCGGCTTTTGGTCAGGCGAGATCCTGCGCGGATTGAGTCTGTATGTGATGTATAAAAACGGCCTTACCTACCCGGCCGGCAAACAGAAGAGAACCACACCATGACAGCAAAATACCGCGCCCTGCTCACCGAACAGGGCAAAGCGCTGCTGGCTAACGCTGCAGCAACCGGCCAAAAGCTGGAAATTACGCATATGGCGGTCGGCGACGGCGGCGGTTCGCCAACGCAGCCCGATGAAAGCCAGACCAAGCTGGTGAACGAAAAACGGCGCGCCGAGCTGAATTCACTGCAGATAGATACCGGCAACAGCAACCAAGTGATCGCTGAACAAGTGATCCCGGAGGACGTTGGCGGTTGGTGGATCCGCGAGCTGGGGCTGTATGACAAAAACGGCGTGCTGGTGGCGATCGCCAATACGCCCGACACCTACAAGCCGCAGTTGACCGAAGGTGCCGGCCGCACCCAGGTCGTGCGCATGGTGCTTCTGGTAAAAGGCGACGCCAATGCGGCGATCGTCGCAGACAAGACCGCCTTACTGGTCTCGCGCGATACGCTGAGTGCAGCCATTGCCGAACATGCCCGCTCGCGCAATCATCCTGACGCCACCTTGCTGGCAAAGGGTTTCACTCAATTGAGCAACGACAGCAATAGCGGTAGCGAAACGCTGGCCGCTACCCCGAAAGCCGTCAAAGCGGTTAACGATGCCTCGCTGAAAATCGCGGCGAACCTGAAAGACCTGCCAAACAAGTCCGTCGCGCGCGGCAACCTGGAGCTGGGTACTGCCGCCACACGCAACGTCGGCGCGCAAAAAACCAACCTGATGGAGGTGGGCGCGTTCGGTTTGGGGGGGGGCCCGATACATCGCGAAGACGCTCTGAGCAACCGTGGCGAAATCTATCGGGTTACGGGTGCATCGAAAAATGCGCCGGGCGGCGGTGTTTATGGCGTCTTGAACCTGCCGTGTGACGGCGGCCCTTCCAGCGGCTATCTGGCGATCCAGCCTAATGGATCATCTTACATCGGCACGTCCACGACCCCTGACAAACCGCTGAACTGGTACCGAATTTACACTACCGGCTTTAAACCGACGGCCACAGACGTCGACGCCTACAGCAAGGCGGAAGCCGACGGGAAGTTCGTCAAACAGAGCGGCGATACCATTACCGGCGCTTTAACGGTCAATGGAGCGATTGAGAGTAAATCCGGCCTCACTACACCCTCTTTAGCCGTAAATGGCAGCGTAACCATCGCCGGAGCGTTGACCACAAAAGCCGGTGTCGAGCTGTTCGGTACCACCCCCTATCTGGATTTTCATTACGGCAATAGC